TTCCCAACGCTTAGTTACTTGCTCCATTTCTAGCTCATCCATTTTAAGCAGTTCTAACGCCTTTTCTTTTTCAAATGGGCTAAGAGTATTCTCTTTGCTAATTAAGTTCTTTAAAACGCCTAAAAAGCCGCTATCAGGCAATGTATCGCCTATATTTTTAAACAAACCTTTCTCTCCTATAAGAAACTTACCTACTTTAGTGTCCTTGAATTTCTTTTTCATATGTTCTAACTTGTATCTGAATTAAGAATAAATAAAGATTAAATTCTTCATAAGGATATTCCTCATTACTAGGATAGTAAGATACACCACCTATAAATGCAGTAGGGAACAGAGATATTATTGCAATACTACGCATACAACCATATTACACCTTGTACCTTATCTCTATCTATGTCAGCGTGTATAAAGGTCTTTGCTATTCCTATCCTATTAAAGCCTACATCTAAAAGACAATTAATTAAGTCAAACCTATCTTTGCTATTCTTACAAGATATGTCTACAGCTAAACCTTTTAAATGGCTACTATTTTCTGTACCACCAACAGCTTCATTATGTGCAGCAGTTCTATAACCACTTGTAATGTGTATAGGCTTGTCAAACTTTTCTCTTACCTCGTCTAGCATCTGTAATATGGTTTCATCCATTAGCTGACCTGAACCTTGCACATCTGGGCTATCAAACTCTGTGTAATTAAAATACTTCATAGGTTATTATAATGCCCTAAAATTACGACTTTTGTTTATTAATTTCTTTCTTAATCTGCTCTATAAGTTCTTCTTTGCTAAGTTTTATCTTAAAACTAATATCTGCTACCCATTGTCTTACAGGCTTGTTATCTTTGTATAAAACTACAACAGGTACAACTCTTACTGATTGCTGTAAGCTCTTAGGTTGGTCTTTTAAATAGCCATAAATAACATTAGCACCCTCTACTCTAAAAGGCAATTCTATTTTGTTACGCTCGTTCCATTCAGCATTTATCTGTACTATTGTAAAGTCCTGTGCATAGACAAAACAAGTAAACAGTAAAGCTATTAATAGTTTCATTTTCTTTCTATTATTTCATATAGCTTTTCATCTATCTTATCTAACTTAGCACTATTCTCCTCAACTTTTTGTTGGGTGTTCATAATAGTTTCTCGGATAAGTTGGTCTTTTAGGTCATACTCTGTCCTGCTGATTGTAGGTTCTGGCAATTCCTTTGCTAGTTCAATCTCTGCTTTTAAAGCAAAGTACATAGCTGCTAAAGAGATAGCACCTGCAACTACCATTCCTATTGTCTTTAAATCTAGTGTTACCTGTGTTCCCTCGTTTAGTTCAGTAGCCATTTATTAAGTATTAAAAATTTCTGCCTAAAAATGTGTGTACTCCGTTACCCTCTACTGTAATCTCGTAAGATGCCCAACCATAAGGGCTGCTATCTAAACCTCTCCAAAGAACATCAACAGAATACTTATCTGCATATACAGGTGGAGTTACCTCTACTATATCTCCATCTTCTGTATCTTCATATATACCCTCTTGAGTTACTATGTGTCCTAATTTTACAATAGTGTGCTTACCTATTAGCCACTCGTTACCCTCATCATCTGTATCGTGTGGTAAAGCAGCTATTTTGCTTTCTGCCTGTTCTTGGCTATCAAACTCGTATTTCTTAAATAATTCCATTAGCTTGTTAATTGTTGTAGTTCGCTATCGCTTAACGCTTCGTTAAATACCATTATCTGTTTGCATTTTCCGTAAAAACCTTGTATCTCATCACTTCTACCGCTATCAAAATCTAATTTTACTAAACCTGTCGGTAAATTAGTAGAGGTTGCTGAATCAACTTCAGAACCATTAACATATAAATTTGTAGATGCTGAATTATATTTTAAAGCTATTTTGTTGTTTTCGTCTTGATTTAAGTTAGTTGTGCTAACCGAGGTTATGTTTCCTGAATTGTTGATTACAAAACCTTTTAAAGTATTTGTGCTTTCGTCTAATTCTAAACTTACGATATTATTGTAGTTTGCACCTGAATCATCAGTAATAGTTATTCTTCTACTTGTGCCATCATCTGCAAGTGCTGCTATTTCAGCAAACAAAACCCCCTCACTATCGTTAAACGTACTGCTATCTCCAGCACCGTTGCAAGTATCTGCTGTGCGTGTTACAGCAAAACCTGATGTTGGTATGTAAGATGTTGAATAGCTTCCAGCTTCGATTTGGGGCATAGAAAAGACAATAGTTTTGCCACCATCTTCATTACCTGATACACCAAAACCTAATCTTAACTCGCCTGTTGCATCTGTGCCTGTTGTAAATTGCACCTCTAAAATACCATCATCATCTACATCTGACCACTGTTTAGCAAAAGAGTTATCCATATTTGCAGTAGCTACAATATAATCAGTATCATCTATACCACTACTATTGTTTCTGTCAAATTCTACCCTAAGGGTATATGTGGTTGACGCTGACAAACTTATTGTCTCTGATAAATAACTTCTGCCCGTTGTTGATTGAGTATGTTTTACCGCACCCTGACCTTTGTAAGTAGTTTCTGTGTGTGAAAATGTACCTGTTCCAAAACCAACTGTCCATCCTGTTGGTGTTGCGCCGCCATTAAAATCAAGAGTTGAGTAGGTCAAAAAGTTCGTTCTACTCGGTTCTAAAAGTAAATGTGGGCAATCGCCTACTACACCATTAGTTAAAGGATAATCTAATCTAGCTTGGTTTGCTGCTACGCTTTCTATAAGACCATCTTTGTTTACTCTAGTAGCATCTGCATCTACCGTTACATCAAAATCTCCTACTGATGTATTAGGTACTACTGAATATAATGTAGCTGATGAAGCCTTATATCCACTAGGTATCATTACTAAACTTGCTTTATCGTATAAACTCATAATATCGTGTTATTTATTGTGTGTACCATACTTCCCTGTGCTTCAACAGTACCACTATCATCTAAAACCCTTTTTCTAAAATCGTTTGCATCTCCTGCTATATTGACAAAGGGATAGCTACCTATCCAACTGTCGCTATATATCTTTCCGAAACCTATTGCGTTTATCGCTGCTCCCCAATTTATTGCCATTTATAAACTTCTTTAATTTTACTATATTCTTGTTTTTTGGTTTGTACATTCTAATCATAAAACCCATCCATTAAATAAACTATCTTTATCAGGATATACGTCATCATCAGAGTTCTGCTCATATTCTGGATATAAGTTATTGTTAAAACTCATATGGTCTATAAACCTTGTTGTATAATACTCTGCTAAATTTCTTTCTTTTTGTACTAGAAAATCAACCTCATCCTTACTAGGTGTTTCTCCGTTCTCGCTAGTGTGCTTAAACAATCCACCATTTTTTAGCTGATACGCTGAATAAGGCAAATACTCTACCATTGCAAAGTGTATAAGCATTGGTGCTAAATACTCATCTACTAAGGTCTGGTAATTGCCTGTTAGTGTACCTGCAATAATATCAGATTGTAATTTATCGTATAGCTTACTACCTGTGTAGTTTCTTATGTGTATCTCTTGAGCTATCTTGATAAATTGTATAAACTTATTAGTATCTACATTGCCATCTAAGATGCTATTCTTTACAAGGTCTGTTCTATTTATAAATAATGCAGTAGCCATATCTTAGTTTTTAAAACCCATTTTATTCCAATAAGCAGCAGTATAACCTTTATACTTCATATCTTTAGGAGCAACAGGAACTTTTTGTGCGTTTGTTTCAGGCTTAAACCCTTGACTTTTAGCCTCTGTTGTACTAATTACATCTCCTAAACTTTTACTGCCCTCTTTCCTAGCGTAAATACGTCTAAACCATTTGTGGTTACATCTAGCTCCACCTTTATAAAGCCAGATAGAATAAGTATCAGAACCACCCTTACCAAAGCCTGAATTAACTACCTTAGTTTCCATAGCTTTAATATCTTCTTTTCTATATACCTTTTTAGCTGATACCATCTTTTTACAAAACTCCCTAGATGTTTGTTTAGTACGTGCAGGATTGTACATATATCTTACTAAGTAAACTTTATCTTCTTGTCCTTTTTGTCTACTCTTACCGTCTTGTTTACTATCTTGGTATGGCTTTGCGCTTCCTGTGTTAGCAAGTTCTACTAGCTGTTCTTCGTTAAGCTCTTTTATTTTTTTCTCTACTTCATCCTCTAAGTCATAATCAACCTCTTGCTCATCTATAACATCAAAGTCCTTTAGTAGTTCTTCTTCGTCTTGTCCTAAATCTATAAGCGCATCAGCAATATCTGTGTCTACAAACTTATCTAAATCACTAGCTAACTTTATACCTGTTTCTTCTTCTTGTGTTTCGTCATCTACAAGGTCATTGTCAATCTCTGTAAACTCTAAAGGCTGTAATGTCTTAAAGTATAGATTAAGTGATATGTTGTTGTACGCTAGTATCTTATCAAAAGCATCTATAAGCAAGTTCTGAAAAGGTCTAATAACAGTATTGTCCATTAAGGTAGAAGCTGTCTTTAGCTCGTCTGCGTTGTTTCCAAGCCCTGTGTTGTCTTTAATTCCTATAAGCATAGGAGATACTACCCTGTGTGCTACAAGTATCTTACGAGAGCTCTCGTCGCTTAAAAACTGATATTGGTTATGTGCATCACTAAGTTGTACAGGGTCTATTGTAGCTGCTGTTTCTGGGCTATCATTAAAACTAAGTATAAACTTACCTGCATTGCTACTACCTGAAAACTTATCATAGATACGTCTTTCTATCATCTCTCTTTCTTCTGCACTAGGAGTGCCAGAATTAAAGTTAATAAGCATACTAGGGCTAAGACCTGATTGTATGTTATTTATGTGAAAGTTAGATATTTCTTCTTCTAAATCTGCATATTGCAAACCACCCTGATAGTCAGGTGTAGAATAGTATTTGTACCCTGCTCTGTAAGGCTTAACATAGAGTATCTCAATAGCTTCATTACTCATACCAAAAGCAGGTATGCGCTTCACTTGGTTAATACGGTTGTATTTTTGCCAATCGCTAGAGTAGTAATATGCTTCTATTTCTCCTTTGTCATTGCACTTTTCAGCAGCTAGGGTTTCAACAGGCA